GCGAATTCCATATTGTATCATGATCCATGTGCACACACATTCCAATAACTGAAAGTCGAAAGAGCCTGAATCAACTCCTCCAGCCTTCGTAAACTCGTAACCATCAGGCATGCGGAATCTTGTGTTAACACATTCACGCGCCAAACGACGGTAGAGCTTCGTTGTTTTCTCAATCGATGGCGTACCATGGAACTTGTACTTGCCAAAGTCTATATACGACGAAAAGATGTCATATACAGTGAAGATCAACCAAGGCGGAATCGAGGTGTCGTACTTTGAAAAGTCCAACGTGAGAATCGGACGCCTTAAGTTTAAGCTGTAGCCTGCAGCTTCTAGATCATCGAGTAATTTGCGATTTCCTTTATGGAAGGGCACGTATCCGTATGCCATTGGGGTTCTGCCTTTAAGGAACCACTTCCAAAGGTTGCGAAAGAACACAGCTTGCATTATGAGAACGGAGAAACCTTTTCCCCATACTGCGCGACTCTTCTCAACATCACGCGTGCATATCTTCCCTTTTGCAAAGACCATAGACGGCGGCAATCGTACAGTCATGCCCTCCTTAATAAAGTGAGCATCCCTGCGGGCCATCATCTTCGCCTCTTCCCAACACTGAGATTTTCGGGTGTACTTGAGTCCAGTTCGTGGGTTGACCATTTGAATAAACGGTAGGCAAGGTGAAGTGTCTTGCGGAAAGTCAGTTTGTCGCATATCGTTGATATGCAATAACTTGAGCTGTTTGGGAGGTGCAAATTTTGTCCTAGCCTCCTCAATTACGCTTTCGAGTATTGCGTCGTTTCTTGGCTTGCTTGTGTACTTGCGATCGTACTGCAAAACGCTCTCGTAAAGGGATTGAATCCCGGGCGACGAGCGATGATAAAGCTTCATTTGCTCCACAATCCTTGGGTCCGAGGGGAAAGCGAACTTGATCTGTTTCCAAACTATTTCACTTCCTCGCGGGCGCTCTGAGTGAGTCCCGAAGCCTTGTCGTTTTCCAACGCAAAAGATTGGCATCACGCCTAAAATTCCTAAAATGCTATCTAAGAGAGAAAGAAAACTCT